TCTTTGCCAGTAAATCATTTTGTTGCTTGTTCCAGAAAATACTTTTGATAAAAATGCTCTTTCAGAATTTAGTTGTGTTGTTGAGTAAAAACAGAGAAAAAGGAGAAAAAGATATGGCAGTAAAAACAGTACAAACCGTCATTAACGGACAGACATATACACTTACACTTAACAGCTCAACAGGAAAATACGAGGCTACAGTAACAGCTCCGTCAAAATCCAGTTATAACCAGAGTGGACATTACTATCCAGTAAAAGTAACAGCAACGGATGATGCTGGAAACTCAACATCTAAGGATGCGAGTGATTCTACCTTAGGATCATCCCTTAGATTAACAGTTAAAGAGAAAGTAGCTCCAGTTATTGCAATTGTAAGCCCAACAGCTGGTTCATTCTCTACAAACAGCAAACCTACGATCACATGGAAAGTTACCGATGCGGATTCTGGAGTTAACCCAGCAACAATCGGTATTACACTTGACAGTGGTACTAAGGTAACAGGCGATGCGATCACTAAGACAGCGATCACAGGCGGATACCAGTGTACATATACACCGGCTACAGCGTTATCCGATGGAAGTCATACAATCAAACTTGATGCATCCGATTATGATGGAAACGCAGCCGCTACAAACTCAACTACATTCAAGGTAGATACAGTACCACCAATACTGACTCTTTCAAGCCCAGCAGACAAGCTTATTACAAACAAATCTGCTTGTACAGTCAAAGGTACTACAAACGATGTTACTTCCAGTCCTGTTAAAGTTACAATCAAACTTAACAGTGGAACAGCAGAGTCCGTTACAGTCGGAAGAGATGGTTCATTTACTAAAGACCTTACTCTTGCAAATGGAACAAACACAATCACAGTTGTTGCTACCGACAGTGCTGGTAAGTCTACAACAGTTACAAGAACAGTTACACTGGATACAGGAGCACCAATTATCAAGTCTGTAACATTAACTCCAAACCCTGTTGATTGCGGTAAAACATTTGTAATTAGCGTTGAAGTAACAGACTAAGGAGTAATCTATGGTTGTTCGGTTAGAGGGAGAGATTAACGGAGAATCCGTTGTTTTATACAGAAATAAGGATTCTCCGGGTTCTCCGGAGATATGGGATGCAGTTATTCCAGCGACATTAAACGGCAAGTATGTGATAGGACTTACCGCCTATGATGAAGCTGGTAATATTGGATATTATGCGACTTATATTATCACTGTGGATTTAGCCTCTATGCGAGTGACATTAGAGCCGTTAGATATCTATGCAACTTTAAATAATTAGAAGAAAATATAGGAGGCTGGTATGCAAAGTAAGAAAAAAGTAATGCTTAATGCTGGGGAAACAAGGTGTATAAGAATTTCAATTCATTCTATCAAAGATCAAAATTTTGTGATTGAAGAAGCTTCATTTTCTTTATTACGTTTAAAAGATAAGGTAGAAGAAAGCAACGGAAATTGTAAGATTTATGAGCATGAGATCGAAGCCATAGTCTCCCCAAAACAACGAGGCACATACACACTTGATATTAAATATGTGATATTGGACGAAGTTCTGATAGAGCCGATAGAACTGAAGGTGGTGTAGTTGTAATGGCGGAAATTATTGAAATTAAGTCTGTAAGTATGTCTCCGAATCCAGTAGAAGTTGGAGGAAAAGTTAAAATCAGCGTAGGGCTTGAAGTGAATGAAAGCGATGCTAGTTGCTTCTATTGCATATTTTCTTCTGAATTAGAAACAAGTCAAGCAACAATGACAGCAATGATAAGTTGAGGAAGGAGACATAGTTGAATGACGAATACTTAAGAAGGCATGAGCATGAAGCGTTTGCCAAAGGCGTAGACCGTGAGCAAGTTCGGCAGAATAAAAGAATTGCAGATCTCGAAGTAACAGTAAGACAGATTAACAACCTCACGCTGTCCGTGCAAAAGCTTGCAATCAACATGGAACATATGCTCGTTAATCAGACAGAGCAGAGCAAACGGCTTGAAGAGTTGGAAAACCGAGACGGAGAAAAATGGAGAAGCATTTCTATGTATGTCCTGACTGTAGTTGTTGGTGCAGTGCTCGGATTTGCTCTGCAGCAAGTTGGAATCTAAGAAGGAGAGATAAAATGAAAGAATTATTTGAACAGAATAAGTTGTTGTTTTTGGCAGTGATCACAGTATTGATCATTGCTTTTTTGATTAAGAAATTGATCGACTATATCACAAAAAAAGGTCTGGAAGGGATCAGACTGGATGTATACAAGCTGTTTGTAGAAGCAGAGAAAACCTTCCGTGCATCCAAGCAAGGACAGCAGAAATTTGATTATGTAATACATATGGCCAGAGGACTTTTGCCTAAACCTATTCAATTATTTGTTAGCGATAAAATGTTAAAAGAGATCGTTCAGTTATGGTTTGATGGTGTCAAAGACCTTTTGGATGACGGTAAATTAAATAATTCAGTATACGATTTAGAAGATGTTGAGGAAGTCAGCAGAGAAGATAAGATCAATCATACAACAGAGTTAGATGACGGAACATGGACAAATTATGCAGAGACTCCGTTACCTGAAACTGATTTAGAAGATCCAGAGGAACAGGAACAGACAGAAGATAATCAGGCAGCAGCAGAACAGGAGGTGTAGACATATGAGAATCGCATTGACAGTAGGACACAGTTTGCTTAAAAATGGATCATATACATCAGCCAGTGGAGAAGATTGCGGTGGAGTAAACGAGTATAAGTACAATAAAAAGCTGATGAAAAAGGTAAAAGAATATCTTGAAAGCGACGGACACAGTGTTGATCTGTATATCTGCCCAGAGAAGGTATTTACCGCTGCGTATCAGGAAAAATCATGGAAACTGACACGTTTAAATGCAAAGAATTATGATCTTGTTGTCGAAGGTCATTTGAATTGCTATAACGGAAAGGCTCATGGAACAGAGGTACTTTATGTGTCTGAGGGCGGTAAGAAATACGCAAAGAGAGTACAGAAGAAACTCGTATCCGCTGGATTCACTGATCGTGATGTTCAGAAGAGAACGAACCTGTATATGCTGAATAGTACAAAGGCAACAACTATCATGACAGAGAGTTTTTTCTGTGATTCTAAGTCCGATTATAAAATCGGTAAGTACGTAAATAAGATCGCTAAGTTGATCGCAGAAGGAATCTGCAATAAAAAGCTTGGAATAGCTACCAAGGCTAAGGAATCTGTAAAAACGACAGTGAAGAAAGTTACCAAAGCAACTGTGTATGCTAAGGTTGTCACAAAATCTGATCCACTGATGATCAGACAGAGTGCAAACGTATCATCTAAGATCATTGGTAAAATTCCGAAAGGATCAAAAGCAGAAGTAATTAAAAAAGGCAGCACGTGGACGAAAGTTAAGTACAAGAGCGTAACAGGGTACTCAGCTACAAGATACCTTAAATTTTAATATTAACCAGGGGAGAAATCCTCTGGTCTTTTTTTATTTCCAGAAATTACATAATTATTTTTATAGATAATCCAACAATAATATGTTAGCATAAAAGAAAACGTTGGAGGTATAAGTGATAATGATATGGAATATACAAAGCTATTATAGAAAAGCAGAATACAAATCAGATATACAATTGTATGAAGATATTCTCGAAAAGAAAGATGTTTCATTAGCTATTGGAGCGATTGAAGAGTACTTAAATTTAGCACAAAATCCAGCAGAATTATCAAATCAAAAAGTTGGAAAATATGAGTTACGAAATGTTGAAAGTGCAATTATATGTTATTTAGCTTTAGAAAAAGTTAGTGATGATACAGATTTAAAAAGTAATTGGCGACAAAAAATAGAAGAAGTAGAACAAATTGCACAAATAAAAAACGGGAAAAAATTTGCTGATTAAATGTTTCTTACGGGAGAAAAATATGAATATAGAAGAAAAATTAAGAAAAGTTTTTGAAGATCCGAAATTAAAAGATGTTAGTGTAGATATAATTATTAAAACTAACAATATTCATTACCAATTAATTAGGTTAGGAAACAATCCAAAACCTAATATTGCATTAACAATTAATATTCATAATGAAGTAATCACTTGTTTTAAAAATGAAGATGAATCAAATAGAGATCTTAGAATGTCATTTTCAGCTGACGGAAATGAATTTAATGCAATAATGTATATACTCAAACAATGGCTATATGGAAATGCTGGAATTAAATTAGATTAATTTCTAAAAACTCGGACTTTTTGGCCCGAGTTTTTCTATGCTCTTTAATTAAGAAATAATCTTACGTTTTCCGTAATAATTTTCCAAATCCATTATTTTTTAAGTAAATAATGGTACATTAAAGCGGAAGGAGCAAGATAATGTGATTAGAGTGTTGCTATCTGCACGATTAGGCGAGAAAAGATTAACACAAGCAGATCTGGCACGTATGACAGGAATACGTCCGGCTACAATCAATGAACTGTACCACGAGATTGCAGATCGAGTTAGCTTAGAACATTTGGATTTAATTTGTGAAGCACTAGATTGTGATCTGAGCGATTTGATTGTACGAGTTGGACCAGATGAAGAATTAAAATTTCAAACCAAGATCGTTAAGACTTCAAAATAGTAATAAGCTGCGTATTAGTAAAAAATGCGCAGCTTATTATTTTATTTGAAAAATACAGAATATGTGTATATAATATAGAAGAAACAGGAAGTAAATGATTGATCTATAAGCAATAGGATTTGTGACATTATAAAAAATAGCTGTGACATTAATTTGACATTAAAAACGTAATTTAAATACATAAAATGTTAAAAATACTTGTAATATTTGAATATATTGAGCTGATAACCATTAAAAAATAAGTCATAATACCCATTCATAATTACCGCTTTATTGTTGGATTTAACGCAGGGCTTATTGGAGCCGGGGTGTTAGGCTTTATCCAGCCAACAACATCTGCCGTATTACATAATACTTCAACCCTTTGTATAGGGCTTAGAAGCATGAAAAATCTGGTGTCTGAGGAAGAATTACAGTAAAAATCAAGAAGGTTAGTCGTGAAATTTGACTAGCCTTCTTTTTGAGTTGTGACATTAAATTTATGTGTTTTAGGGGAGACTGTTTCAAGTTTTGTGTAAACACAAAAAACTGATATAAGATTAATCAATAGTTATGAGGGTTATGAGTCAA